CACGCGAGCACCCTGGCCGCCCTGCCGACGGGCACGTTCCCGGGCGTGGACACGACCGAGGTCTACGAGTTCCTGGACCGCCACGCGCCGACCGCGTGACCCGCACCCGGTCCGCCGAGGTCGATGCGGGGATGTCAGCAGGTGTTTGCTAATCTTCTCAGGCTGCACAACGCTTGAAACTGAGCATGTCCGGGTGGCGGAATGGTAGACGCGCTAGCTTGAGGTGCTAGTGGGGGTAACCCCGTGGGAGTTCGAGTCTCCTCTTTGACACGCAATAACTAAATAATGGGAGTGTGGCGCAACGGTTGACGCGCAGAGTTTAGGCCTCTGTTTCTTTATGATATGTGGGTTCGAATCCCATCACTCCCACGTTGTTGTAACTGATCGTTGGTGTTTAGGGGTCGATCCCAGACTGCACCATCTAACCATAGTTATGACCGGCAGGCCAGCCGAAAATTGGTGGAACGGAAGTCAGAGCCTTCGAGTCGGGTTGCACGGTTGCAAACGTGTTCCACGGCGAACTTGCCTTTATAGCTCAGCGGAAGAGCGTTGGTTTTCTACACCAAGTCGTCGGGGGTTCGAATCCCTCTAGGGGCACGTAACAAAAACTAGCTGGACCGTACCTCTTATATGGTACCTTTGATGTACGGTCTGCCTTGCCTCCATAGCTCAGCTTGGTTAGAGCATCTGATTCTTAATCAGAGGGTCCTCGGTTCAAATCCGAGTGGGGGCACGCAACAACTAAATATGGGGTCATGCGATAGCGGCGATTCGGCCTGACTGTAAATCAGGTACAGAGAAAGACACAACGTAGGTTCGAGTCCTACTGGCCCCACGATAATCTTGTGAAACATGGAGATTAATTACCTCTATAAGACCCAGCCTTAGGGATAACACAGGATACGCCCTGCCGGGTCAATAGGTGTTTCGCTAGTCAGTGCACAGACAAAGCGTATTCCCGGTGTTACAAGTGGCGTACAACTTGCCTCTATAGCTGAGTTGGGATAGCACCGATCTTTTAAATCGGGGACGCGGGATCGAAACCCGCTGGGGGCACTCGAATTGACATAGTAAAAACAGTCTGCTAAGATAGAGACATAGCAACAACGACGAACGACAAACGACAAGCAGAAAAGGACAAAACATGACCAAGCTTAACCAGATCATTGCAGTTGAAAAGGGCGTAAAGTCCAAGGCAAACCGCGAATTCACCACACTCCACCGAGAAGTAACCAAAGCCGCACTTCTTCAGGGCCTCTCCCGAGTCTACTACCCGAAGGATGAGGAAAACGGCGACAAGCTCCCGTCTGAGTCCACTCTCGTGCAGGTCAAGGCCGAGAACGTCATCTCCCGCGTCTCCGAGACCCTGACCAACCTCTTCGATGTCACCCTGACCAAGGAGAAGGCCAACGGCGCTGCTACGGCGGATGTCAAGGTTGACAGCAAGACCATCCTCTCCAGCGTCCCGGTCACCTACCTCCTCTTCCTTGAGAAGCAGCTTGTGGAAATCCACGACTTCGTATCCAAGCTCCCGACTCTTGATCCCTCTCAGGAGTGGACCTTTGACGCTGCACAGGGCCAGTACACTACCGGCGTAACCGAAACCGTGCGGTCCAAGAAGGTCCCCAAGACCTTTGTCAAGTACGAGGCCACCAAGGAACACCCGGCTCAGGTTGAGATCTTCCACGAAGATATCATCGTGGGTACGTGGTCCAAGCGAGAATTCTCCGGTGCGCTTCCCGCCACCCGAGTCAACGACCTCATTACCCGAGTTGAAGCCCTCCAGACCGCTGTGAAGTTTGCACGCGAAGAGGCCAACAACACCGAGATCACGGATGCCAAAGCTGGCAAGGCCGTATTCGACTACCTGTTCGCAGCGTAGTCCCCTAGATTCCCTGTTTGAGCACAGGGTAGCGCATGATGCGCATAGACTGAAGTTGAAACTCAGACTAAATTAACTAAATCTTTCCAGTGGTGGTTCGAATCCATCTCCCGCGACTCCGACGCGGGATAGCCCAAATGGTAGAGGCAGAGGCTAGTGAACTTAGACTCAGATTATTGCTCCAGACTAAGCAAAATCACCGCACACAGCTAATCAACCGTTCGAGAACTTAATTACGAGGCAGGGGTTCGAATCCCCTTCCGGCCTCTGTGTCTAAGACACTTGCAATAATCAAGGCCGGGTAGCTTAGTGGTAGAGCGCATAATCTCAAACTGATTTTCGAACTTTAAACGTGTAGCTGTGGTAAACAATGTGGACATAAACTAAGAGGGCCGGTCGTCGGATATGCGACCGGCTCTCGTCCCACATTCCAGACAAAACACAATCTAGGAGAACCATGGCCCAGTCACGAGAAGACAAAATCTACCTTGCGTACAAGGTAACGAAGGCCTCCCTAGAGAAGCAGGGTCTCACAGACCGTCTCCACGGGCGTACCCTGCTCTACCTCGCTGAGATCTTCAGCATCAACCCGCTCGCGGTCCAGAGGATCATCAACGAGAGAAAGAAATAACAAATCGGGAGTTAGTCTAATGGTTTGGCGGCGTAAAGACGTTTCGTTATCGGTGGTTCGATTCCACCACTCCCGACTTAATCTATAGCGGACAAGGCTGATCGAAAGATCATAAGGCTCGTGAGGAATATCCAAGCGGTAGGAGACTTAGGTCGCTTTCACTACTTAATGGGTTCCAAACCGGGATGGGAAGCGCGTGGCTCACTGGATTATTAACTTAGATTATAGGAAAACATATGCTTGGTGATAAAATAGCTGAATTGAAATTGGCCGGAAAGTCACACAAAGAAGTTGCGTTGCTTCTCAATTGCAGCGAAAGTACAGTAACGTACTGGGTACGTAAAAAAGGATTACCGCGCTCTAAGAAGCCTAAGCACCAGAACACTTTTGAACGAGATGTATTAGAGGCAGCGATCTCCCGTGTCAAGTGCTGGTCGGACCTTTGTACAGTACTTGGGAAGAAAAGGACGGCATCGCTTCATATAGCCTTGAGGGATCAGGCTGAGGACTATAGCATCGATGTCTCTCACTTTATCTATGCAGACCCTAGGAAGTCTCCAGCAGTCGGTAGAACCAAAGGAGGACGCACTCTGGAGCAAATGCTCCAATCAAAAACCACTAAATCCGATGACTTGCGAAAAAAGCTAATATCAGACGGACTAAAAAGTCACGAATGTGAGAAGTGCAAGCTCACCGACTGGATGGGAAGCCCAATAACACTGGAGTTGGACCACATTGATGGGGACCATTTCAATAACGCTCTGACTAACCTACAAATCCTGTGCCCAAATTGTCACTCCCAGACACCACACCATCGAGTACCATTTAGGCTTAGAAAAGCCATTAAACAGCAATAGGAACAAAATGCTACAGAACCCTGTCTACATCCAGTCCAACCCCGGCTATGTTTACCAAGCTGTTATCGCAAAGTGGGTTGACGGAGACACCGTTGACGTTGACATCTTCATCTGCGTGGATTATGGATTCCACTGGAAGGAAATCAAGCAGTCCGCTCAGCGTCTCAGGCTCTACGGCATCAACACACCGGAGCGCGGACAGACAAACTTCCACGAGGCTACCATCTTCGAAGAGGACCACGCCCCTGTTGGTACTGAGGTAGTTGTGAAGACCTACAAGATGCCAACATCCTACGCATCCACCGAAAAATATGGCCGCTACTTGGCTGACATCCTTGTTCAGGACGTAAATCTTAACGAAACTATCCTTGCATCGGGGCTAGCTGTAGCCTATTTTGGCGGAACTAAGTAACCTGCATCACCATGTGCTCTCCCTGAATGATGGTAAAATAGAGTACCATACTCTATACCTCTTTCAGGGAGAGACACATGTCAACACCCCAAACAATTCTAGAATGGTTGGCGACCGCTCAGGGCGTATCCATGAACCCAGACGGTCACTACGGTCTCCAGTGTGTCGATCTTGTTGATCAGTACGCACAGGATATCTTTGGTGTGCCTTGGAGTACATGCATGGGTGGCGTTCCCGGTGCGAAGGCACTCCTAGACGCGGCTCCCGACGAGTACTGGGTACGTACCGACAACAACCCGAACGACCCCAACGCGGTCCCATCTCAGGGAGATGTTATTGTCTTCGCTGGAAGTGCAATCAACGAGTGGGGGCACACCGCTGTCGTTGACTCCGCTGATGCAACGGGAATGTGGGTCATCCAGCAGGACGGCTTTGCTGCTCCGCTAATCTGGGCTGACGGTAGCTGGTACTCCAACAAACCAGCCGAACGAGCATGGCTGAACTACTACAGCAATGGCACTGGCCCTCTAGCCGGTTGGCTCACCCCTCGCCCAGCTAAGCTGGCTCAGCAGGATGCTCCCACGGTGGCCCCTGCATCCACTACCCCTACGTCGTCGGTTTCTGGTAATCAGCGTGTCTCTGGCGCTGCTGTCAATCAGCGATCCGCAGCTAACCGAACAGCAGCCGTCGTGAATACCTTCGATGCTAACACGATCCTTGATTTCAAGGGCTTTGTTCACGGAGAAAACGTGGATGGAAATGATGTTTGGTTCGTTGGAGCATACTCGGATACCTACTTCTGGTCGGGCGGATTCAATGACACGTCCACAAACGGTCTCGCTGACCTCACACCAGCCCCTCTAGCGCCTCCAGCACCGTCTCTAAGCCCCTACCAGCGTACGGTTGGGTCATCGGTCATCCGTTACCGTAAAGACGCTAACACGGACGCTGAGATCATCATAGAGTACCAGCCCGGAGACATCCTGACCTTCGGCCAGTTCAAGCACGGACAGGCTATCAGCGGAAATGACATCTGGTTCAAGGGTGCCATCTCCGGTGGGTACGCGTGGTCCGGTGGATTTGACGACCAGTCCACCAACGGTATGACTGAGGAAGCCGCTTCGGCACCCACACCGGCCCCATCTCCGGTGCCCACACCAACCCCAGCGCCAGTCACACCTACCCAGCCTGTAACGCAAACTTACAAGTTCACACCTGACTTCGACTTTGTTGAGGTCATCCCGGCAGGTATCGGCAACTTCATGTACGGCAACTTCCCGGATAATCCTCAGGATGCTGTGATCCACCAGTTTGGAACGCTAGGCGTAGATACTCTAAACAGCACCGTGAACACATTCTCCAACCCAAATGGTGACCGTAGGGTTTCTGCCCACTTCGTTGTATCCGGCAAGCGCATTATCCAGATGGTTTCCCTGAAGGATCGTGCGTACCACGCTGGTACAGTTGGAAACAACTACGTCGGGATCGAGACTGATCCGGCTCAGGATGCTGATACCATTGCCTCCGTCAAGAAGCTACTACAGGCGCTCAAGGATAAGTTTGGTTATGAGCTAACCAAGATCCTCCACAAGAACGTTCCGGGTAACTCGACAAACTGTGGTGCATCCATTACACTATCTAACTACGACCTCACGGCTCCGGTCGTGATACCAGTACCGGCACCGGTCCCAGTACCAGTGCCGACTCCGGAACCCGCACCGACACCGGCTCCAGAGTTCACCAAGGAAGAAGTCATTGACGACTTCCTTGCATGGTTGAAGAAAGAATACTTCGCCAGCAAGTAACACCCGTAACGGCAGAAAGGCAGCGGATTTGCATTCGCTGCCTTTCTCGTTATACAATAGTAACCTCACCACTACTACACGAAAGAATCAGAAGGACGCCTAACAGCACGAACACCACCTACCAAGGAACTATGAAAAATCACATGAAGTACTCAGCCCTTGTCACTACTACCCTGCTCGTTGCGGCCCTCGCAGGCCCCGCGCAAGCCCAAACACCTTCGACTGTCCCGCTGGACAAAGTACCAACCGACACCAGCCAGCTTGTGGCAGTCAAGGCCGACACGACTTCCCAACTAAAGTTTGAACGCCCTGCTGTCACCACGACTCCTGCCCCTAAAGCAGTCGAGCCGGTAGCAGATCTTGTAACCGTTCAGGCAGCTACGGTGGAAGTGACGCCCACGAACACTGCACCGTCATCCCCTGTGGCCACTCAGGCCGTATCAGCACCGGCTGTACCCAAACCGCAGCCGTCCGCTTCGGGAAAGGGTTCAGCCATCCTGTCCGCAGCATATGGCCAGCTTGGAATCCACCAAGACTGCACGGCCCTAGTCAGTAATGCGCTGTCTGCCGTGGGAATCCACTTCCATGACTGGCCAGCAGGGTACCTATCTCTAGGAACTGTAGTCCCAGCCTCTCAGGCTCAACCCGGAGATCTGGCGTACTACGTCAATGGCGGCGGCGGAATGGCGCACATTGCCGTCTACGCCGGTAATGGTCAGGCTGTCCACGGTGGGTTCAACGGAAACCAGACCGTTGTATCCAGCGTCAACGTTGGCTCGGGTCCGATTTTTATCCGCGTTGCATAATTAAACCTTCTATGTTACAATAGAATGGTACGCTCATTCGACAGGAGTTGGTTCCTGCCCCGTCTCATAAGCGGAGTACAGTGGTTCGAATCCACTATGAGCGACTGAAAGACAAGCAAACGACGAAAGATAACTATGACAAACCCTGATTACACCGCACTACTTTTCATTATCGACCGTTCCGGCTCCATGACTATGATTAAAACTGACATGGAAGGCGGAATCAACGGTGTCCTCGAAGAGCAGAAGAAGCTTCCCGGAGAGGTAACCGTGGATGTCGCGTACTTCGACTCCCAGCTTATCTACGAAGAGCACTTCCTGTCCCTCGAATCCGCGTCCATCGAAATCAAGCCTCGCGGTATGACGGCTCTCCATGACGCCATCGTGATTAGCACCAAGAAGTTCGGTGAGTCATTGGCCCAGCTTCCGGAAGAAGACCGTCCGGGAACCGTCCTGACCATCATCGTAACAGACGGTGACGAGAACTCGTCAAACCACCACACCCTCTCCGATGTCAAGGAACTGATCACCCAGCAGCAGGATATTTACGGCTGGGAATTCCTCTTCCTCGGTGCCAATCAGGATGCAATCGCAACCGGAGATGCCTTCGGACTCCGTAAAGGTGCGTCGATGACCTACACCGCGAACTCTGCTGGAACTAGGGACGCGTCATTTGCCATGGCCAGCACCATCACGTCTGCCCGTACCCGCGTTTAATGACGGTATGGTATGAAGGTCCGCTCCTGTCCCTAGACACTGAAACCACAGGTGTTGATGTGTTTACGGACAGGATCGTGACCTGCAACATCACGTACGACGCGCCCGGACAAGAACCGGTCATCTGTAACTGGATGATCAATCCGGGAATTGATATCGCGGAAGGTGCCAGCGCCGTCCACGGAATCACCAATGAGGTAGCCCGCGAACAGGGCGGGAATCCTTACGACGTTCTGAACAACATAGCCGACCATCTAAGGAATTGGGATAAGCTTGGTCACCCTGTGGTTATTTACAATGCTAGCTTCGACGCTAGCCTACTTGTTACTGAGTTTGATCGTTATGGCATCCCTAGCCCTACTAATTTTGATCGGGTTATTGATCCACTGGTTCTGGACAAGGAACTAGACAAGTACCGGAAGGGCAGTCGTAAGCTAATTGACACGGCACGCTACTATGGTATAGAATTAAGCGAAGAAGATGCACACAGCGCAGACTTCGACGCTATGGCTTCCGTGAAGATCTCTCGCGCAATTGGTCGCAAGTTCGAGATCGATGTACCTATTGAGGAAGTCCACGCCATGCAGAAGCAATTCAAGGCACGGCAGGCAGCGAGCTTCCAAGAATATCTTAGGAAGAAACGGGATGAAGAGGGAAACCTCGTAGACCCTAGCGCAATCATTAATCAAGAATGGCCCATACAAACGACGAAAGAGACACATGCCAGTTAACGACCCTAAGACCCCCAAGCCCGAAGACATCGTGCACGACCTCGTAAACGGCTTCCTTAAGAGCTTCAGCACGCCGACCACTCCCGCCGTTGATCCGGTTGCAGAAGTCAATCGTCTGCTCAAGAAGGCAGAAGAGGCAGAGTACTCTGTTGAGGCACAAGAGTTTCTTCAGATCGCTGACCGTCATATCAAGATCATTGAACTGGCGCTCGCTTATCAGAACTAGTTGACAGTCACTTGATTACTATGGTATAATAGAGTTGTAGAGTGGAGAAGTACGGTATCTCGCTGGACTCATAATCCAGAGGACGCATTAAAGTGGTTCGAATCCCGCCTCTGCAACTAGCAGTACGTCCCCGCCTTGTGACGTTAAAAAGGCACCTTCCCCTGTAGCTCAGCGGCAGAGCGCTTGACTGTTAATCAGGATGTCCTAGGTTCGATTCCTAGTGGGGGAGCGCAATATCAGTGTGACAACACCGGAAAAACATGTATAACAGGGTAGTGACCCACCACTAGGGCAGCGACTTACCTCCTAGCTTGACTAGGTGCGGATTCCGTAGAAAAAGTCGGCTTGGGGCCTTAGCTCATTTTGGCAGAGCGTCTGATTTGCAATCAGAAGGTGACCGGTTCGATCCCGGTAGGCTCCACTCTTAGGTTACAATGTTGTCCTATAGGGGAAGGCATGTTATGGTTGTCTACATGTATCAATGTGACGAGTGTGCCACATGTACCAGTGATCCTCCAAATGAATTTGGAATTTATCACTGTGACAGGCATAAAGCACTTGACACATCTTCCCTCTAGGGTATATAGTGTAATTAAGAATGGGGATGACCGGTTTCGATTGGCATCTTTGAAGTAAGAAACGCAACCGGAAACCGGGCTACATTCCTTAAAGTGGCTCAAACGAATATCTGCAAACGATTTCGCACTAGCTGCATAGCTGCCCTGTACTTCGGCTGTTCCGAGTAGTACGACGGGTTCATAGGAACTGAGGCACCACCGAGTAGGTCAGAACTACGTGGATGCTGAAATTTATCTGACAAACCTCTGAGGTCGCTAGCAGGCCGAAAGTTGTATCTCGCTAGCAATGGTTGTATAACGTCCTTACGGATCATGACAAGACGAGGGTTCGATTCCCTCCATCTCCACCCTGAGCGGTTAGGTTTGCGGCTGCAACCTAATTGAATAGTGCGAGTGCCGGAACGCATGCTCAACTTCCGGCTTTCCCTTCATAGACTAGCGGTCCAAGTCACTTCCCTGTCACGGAAGAAATCGCGGGTTCAAATCCCGCTGGGGGGACGTTGTATGAGGCAGATACGTTTTGCTGCGCCTGACTGTGAATCAGGTTCCCGAAAGGGAGTGCGGGTTAGAATCCCGTCATACACCCCATTTAATATAAAAACAAAGATAAAGTACAAATGAAAGGCAATTTTGCGTCAGCTAGTCACGCTCGAAACCATTTCCGAAATCAACCCCATTCCAGATGCCGATGCAATTGAAGTATGCAAAATTAAGGGATGGAATGTCGTTACCAAGAAAGGTGAGTTCAAAGTAAATGAAGAAATTCTCTACTTTGAGGTTGACAGTTTCCTCGCTATCTCAGATCCTCGATTCGCTTTCCTTGAACCGCGTGGAGTCCGCGTGCAGGACGGGATTACAGGACATGTCCTCCGAACTATACGCCTCCGTGGTCAGTACTCGCAAGGGCTTATTAAGCCAGTCAGCGAGTTCCCTGAGGGAATCCCTGATGTTGTCAAGTTCGATCCGCCTCTACCGGCTGGGCTGGAAGGATCGGTTGAGGGACAGTTTCTCTACCAGTTCGCACCGAAAACGGATGCAGAGAGAATTCAGAACCTCGGAAGAGTTCTCCCGGAGATTCTTGAGAACGAGTGGATCGCAACCGAGAAGATCGACGGCACGTCAACTACAATCGTAAATGACGCCGGAACTATCCGCATCTGCTCCCGCAACTGGGAGATCAGCCGACCCAGCGCTCGCTTTGATCTGGCCGACAAGCTGAATCTGGCAGAGATCCTGCCGGTTGATCATACACTACAGGGCGAGTACTTTGGTGAAAACATTCAGGGAAACCCTCTGGGCATCAAGGGAACCGACTTCAAGGCCTTCAATCTGTACAAAAAGACCGAAAACGGCCCTGTAGCGATTCCGTTCAACGAGTGGCCCGACGCACTTGCCTCTCTACAGGTCCCAGTGCTGCCTCTAAGCCTCCCGCAGACCATCGATGACATCGTGGAGCAGGCTGACGGCTTGAAGTCTCAGATCAGCCCACAGCGCCTCTCAGAGGGTATTGTGTGGCAGGGCACCAAGGGCTTCCAGTTCCTCGGTAACCGTCCGGGGTTCAAGGCCATCTCCAACAAGTACCTCACCAAACAAAAGTGAAGAATTATTGTAATCCGAGCCTCCATCTGTTACACTTGGATGGGTTTGCGTACCCAAAGCTTCACTTTTGGACTGGCGAAGAGTCGTACGGGAATCTTGACAGGCAGGAAGAGGTAAAGCTCTTCTTCTCTCAGCCGTTTGCGGGTCGTATGACCTCCCACTATGTGTTCCACGGGTACCCTTACAACGAGAATCTGGATGAGATCCGTCAATTCGTCAAGTGGTTCAACAGCAATCTCAAGGAAAACTGGGACAACGTGATCTTCGATTTGCTGTCCAAGCAGGAAGCTGCTACGATTATGGAGATCGCTTCTCGTAAGGACTCCCTGAAGACAATCCGGAGGACCATGAAGAAATTCTCTACAGGAAAAGGATAAATGACTACCACTCTTATTGGCTCTCTTGCCACGCGTACCCACTTCCCGGACTCTCGGGAACCCAAGGATGTTGACTTCTTCGCAGAGGAGGGTGACGCTATTAACTGGTCGCTCACAGTCGATGGCAAGGACATCAAGATTGAGCGCTTCTGGCATCCTGACCTCGCTAAGTGGGGCTGGGGAACGGTAGCAACACCTGATGAGCTATACACTATCAAGGTTTCGCACGCATTCTGGGAACTGAAGAACGGCTCTTGGTCCAAGCACATGATGGACGTGTTGTTTTTGCAGTCCAAAGGTGCTAAACTGATTCCAGAGTTGTACAAGATCCTGTACAAGGTGTGGGAAGACACACACGGCAAGAAGAAGGTCAACCTTGAGTCTGACCCCGAAACGTTCTTCAATGACAAGATTGTCAAGCGTGTCTACGACCACGACTCGATCCACGAATCCGTAGCTTACTACGACCGACCTCTTTTTGAGCGAATTCTGCGTGATGACTCAGACGTGGCAGTAGACAAGTCCAAGTGGGACGCAATGGATCACGAGGACAAACTGAAGATGGTCCGCGAGGAGATCTACGCAACCGCTCTTGAGCGCAAGCTGGTCCCTTCCGACTACAAGTCCTCACCCGGCGCAGCCTACAACTGGACGCTCCGCAAGACAATCACAAGCCTTACCAAGGGCTGGTTCGCCTTGTTCGTTGTCGAAAACTTCAAAGACCTCACAAGGGCCGATGTTGATTACGTCAAGCGACACAAGGATAACGCCCACATGCTCCGACCCTACAAGTAACCTCGAAAGGTACAATAAAATGGCAGTAACAGATATCACACAGGAAATTCTCGACTGGTTCAACGTCAATGACACCGAAGAGGTCTCTGACAGCATCAGCGAAGTCTGGGACGAGTTCTACGACAACCTGTCCACTAAGGCAAACGTCGAGAAGTACGACTACGCTCACGCTCCGGTCCTGCCGTCCGGTCCTGCATTCCTTGTGGAGGACTTCGGTGGCGAAGGTCAGGGAGAGACCCGCTACGTCGTGTTCTCCGTGGGCGATCAGTTCTTCCGCGTCGATGGCTACTACGCCTCATGGGATGGCACCACGTGGGAAGACCCGACCCCGAGCGAGGTAATCGCCAAGGAAGTCACCGTCGTCAAGTACGTAAGGGCGTAGTCTAGTGGCAACAGCAGAAGATATCAAGCAAGACATCGTTGACTTCCTGAACGAGAAACACGGTGGCAAGTACGGTGTATATACTCTCGATGAGTTCACCAGTGCGTTCTACCAGTTCGTTGAAGATTTCGGATGGGGTCAGGCCGAGATCGAGCTTGCGTCCGGTACCGCCAAGGTGGTAGAGTTTGAAGATGCTGGGGAAGGCGACTACTCGGCAGACACCCACCTTATCTTCTCGGTCAACGGTCAGATCTTCCGGGTTGACGGCCATTACGAGTCGTGGGCCGGAACCGAGTGGGAGTCAAACGACCTGTACGAAGCAACGCCAGTCCCCGTGCTGGTAACAGAATATCAGAGGAAGGTACTTTAAAGTATGGCATTTCGGTTCAAGACCATCGGTCAGGAAATCAACGTATGGTATACCCTGAACGAAGGCTACAACTATGACGGCCCGAACAAGGCGTTCTTCGACACGATCTCGACTCTCAGGACGGTTGAACTCAACGACGGCCTTGCCACGCTGGTAGCCAAGAGTGACGGCGACCGCTACGAGGGCGACTCGTGGGTAGTCTTCGAGTACAAGAGCCAGCAGTGGCGTATGGACATCGATGAGTACGATTCGTGGGAGCAGGGCGAAGAGCCTACCGAGCCGTACCGCGTTGAAGCCAAGCCCGTCAGCGAAGTCCAGTACGTGAGGGTCAAGTGAGCTTCGCCAAGGCACTAAGGCAGGAAATCCTTGACTGGGCCAGCGTTCAGGGCCTTAATTACCACAACACGTACTTTGACCTCTTCTGGGCCACGCTGGAGTCTGAAGACATCGAACTTCCCTCTGGTACGGCTGAGTATGTAGACATGGAGGCCTATGGTGGTGATGGAGAGTCGCTTGCCATCTTCTCCGTTGCTGGGACCAACTACGCATTCGGCGGCTCCTACAGTTCATGGGGCAGCGAGTGGGATTCTGGCCCTTACGAGGTTGAGAAGCGCACCGTAACCATCGAGCGCTGGGAAACGGTCTAATTTGCAAGTATGGCCCCAGTCTGATAGGCTGGGGCCATACCCGATTAAATAAAGGGTAATAATGAATTCAGGTATTAAAGACATCCTTGGAAACCCGCTTGCGGTAGGGGATGAGATTGTGGTAGCATTTCCTGATGGAGGCTCAAGTGCTGAGCTTCGGATCGGGGCAATCCTCCAGATCATCGAGAAGCCGACCGAGCGGTGGAACCGCGACCTCAAGACATACTTCCCCGGTCCTCCGACATACACGTTGGAAGTCAAGTGGGATAAGGATAAGTCTCCTTCATTCACACCGGAGAAATCCAAAATGAGCAAACCTGCTGGGCGCATTATGAAGCTCAAGTAACATACACTACAGGAAAAGGACAAATAATTTGAAGATTCAGCAACAAGCAACCACCGTCACGTCTAACCTCCCTCAGGGGCGTAGCCGTACCAACGGCGTCAGCCTCAAGGGAATGGCTCACATCATCGGCCTGCTCACCAACCTGTACAACGACCGCGAGCTTGCAGTCATCCGTGAGTATTACACCAACGCTCTGGACGCCCACAAGCACGTAGGTAACCCGAACCCCGTACGGGTCACTCTCCCGACGTGGGACAAGCCAAACTACATCGTGCAGGATTTCGGTGTTGGTATGACGGAAGACACACTCTTTGATGTGTACGGCGAGTATGGCGAGTCCACCGGGCAGGACAACAACGACATCGTTGGCGGCTTCGGGCTGGGTTCGAAGTCTGCGTATACGATTGCCAAGGCGTTCACTGTGGTCTCGGTGAAGGACGGCATGCGGACCACCGCCCACTATTCCAAAAAGGCACATGGAGTCTATGATTCCCAGATCATTGACTCACGGCCCACCACGCAACCCAACGGTACGACCGTCAATATTCCGGTTGGTGTTGAAGACCTCGCCGTGTTCAACTCCAAGGCGCATAAGTTCTTCGCCTACTCCGTTCCCGGCTCCGTTCTGGTGGATGGCAAGGAACCGTCTAACGCGTTGGAACACGCAGAGCGTTTGGAGAATCCCAAAGACCCTGCTATGATGGTGTACCTGAAGCCCAAGGAGTCCGGTGATTCCTTCGTGATCATGGGTAACGTCCCGTACTTCCTGAGCAACAATGAGATCCGCCTTAGCCTTGAACGGCTCAAGGTGCAGGCTGCTGATAACTTCATTCGGATGCCGAAGTTCTTTACTGTGCCGATTGGCTCTGTGGACATCTCGCCTAACCGTGAGGGTCTTCAGATGACGGACATGACCAATGATGAAGTGGATAAGCATATCTCCTTCATCGTCAATGACCTTCAGGAGATCGCCAAGAAGGAGATGGACAAGGCTGAGGATCTTGAGGAGTTCTACGGGTCCTACGCTCGATGGAACTCCATGGTAACGGTCCCCAAGGCGTACAAGGGTGAGACGGTGCCTAACGAGATCAAGACTTCTTCTGAGGCCCGGATCATCTCAAAATCCAACTGGGGCAACGCGTCCCACACGGAAACGAACTGGGTTCAGGTCAAGGTCGGCTCTAAGCGCCTCATCGTGACCGGCTACAACTCCGACACGTACAAGAAGGTCAACAACTACCTGACCCCGTTTATGGCCGCTGAGGGTATCGGAAGCATGACGTTCATCGTCTCGGATGCTGACGATCTGGTGAACAACAAGTGGGTCAAGTTCTCCAGCCACTTTGATGTCATTTCCGGTGACAAGCTGATCGAAATCGGACGCGCACAGCGTAAGCTTGAGCGTCAGGCAGCTTCCAAGCTCAACGGCACGGCTAACAAGACCAAGATCCGCTACCCGATTCTGTTTGTGGATGAGGCTGAAATCCGCTGGGTGGACCACGATGAGATCGATTCGAAGACCCCGTACCTTCAGGTGTCCGATATGAACATCGGAGCGGACATGTCCGACTACATCAAGAGCGTCTACAAGGCCTTCAACTATGACCGTAGTGTTTCGGACAAGATGACCGAGTACTTTGAACTGGTCACGGATGCCAAGGAGATCATTCTGCTCTCCAACACGCGCACTGTCAAGGCGTTGCTCCAGCGTGTCAAGGAAACAACCGCGCTGATCGAAGAGATCAAGGTGGCTGCGAACAATGCCAGCATGGTCATCACGCCCGAACTGGTCAAGCATCACGCGGTCAAGGAAAGCTCTTGGCACCGGTTCCTGCTGAACGCCGGTATCGACAAGATGATCAAGGATGTAAAGGACCCTGAGATCATCGAGATCATTACGCCGACAGCTAAGACTCTGGAGGACTATAAGAAGTTCGAAACGACTACAGGTGCCCTTGAGTGTTTCCGTTACGCTGGAATGCCCTACGTCAAGCACATCGACACGTCCAGTGACGCTACGGTGAAGCACCTGAACATCAAGTACCCGCTGGTGGAGTCGCTGAACGCTTGGACCCTCAAGCAGCGCGGCGTCGTCCACATCGTGAAGTACCTCAACATGGTCCACAACGAGTCGAAGCTTCCTCTCGGGGCTTGATTTCCTAAGTAAAACCTGATATACTGTTAAACAAATGAAAGGTAATATCGCATGACAATGTTTTCCCTGACAGAGGACTACAAGGGTAAGTCCCTCGCACTCTTCTACGCTGACGGTGACAGCGAAACGATTCCCGAAACCCACGTAAGCTTCCAGCCCATCATCGACCTGCTGCTCTCCGGTGCCGCAACGGATGAGGATGTCCGCGACCTGACCAACGTTCTGGTGACGGTTGCCCGTAAGATGTCCGCGCTGTCCGAGCGTGTGTCTATCGACGGAACCGATGTCTACTTCGACGGCGACCCGCTAGCTGGCGAACTGACTGAGGTCATCAAGTCCCTGTTCGCTGAAGGCAACACGAACTTCAGGCCTCTGGTCAACTTCCTTGAGAAGTGCAAGCAGAACCCGTCCCAGCAGTCCGTGGACGACCTGTACCGCTGGATCAAGAAGGGCGACTTGGTAATTGACCCTGACGGCGATATTATCGCGTACAAGGGCGTTGGCAAGGACAAGAACGGCGTCTCCCAGTCCATTCACAAGGGTAACGCCTTTGTCGATGGTGTAGAGTACAATGGGCACATCCCGAACGCTCCCGGCTCCGTCGTTTCCATGGCCCGTTCTCTCGTTGTGGATGATCCGCACATCGGCTGCTCCGTGGGTCTCCACGCCGGTACGCACGGCTACGCCATGCAGTACCTTGGCTGGCAGAACGAAACACGCCTGATCCTTGTCAAGATCAATCCGCGTGACGTTGTGTCTGTACCGGTCGATGAGCAGGACCGTAAGATGCGTGTTGCACGCTACACGGTTCTGACCGAGATCGAGGCTCGCCTGAAGTCCGCCGTCTACCAGCCGACTCTTGAAGAAGACGAGACTGAAGAAGACTACTTCGATGACGATGACTACGACTACGAAGAAGACCTCTTCGAGGACGAAGACGAAGACGACGAGTGGGACGAAGAGGCGGAAGCTGAAGAGGCGCGAGCCATGGAAGCGGCCTACAACGATGCTGCTGGCAACTACCCGGACCTTGCAGACTGGGAGCGCGAGCTTCTTGGACTGCCTGAGAAGGCCGAGGAAGCCCCTGTAGCGGACGAAGAGCCGGAAGAGGAGCCTTCCCTTACGGACGAGCTTCGCGAGGCTCTGGAGCGCTTCAGCAAGCTCACGGATGTTCCTGCCAAGCGTGACGAAAACGGAAGGTTCATTCTCTGATGGAAAGTAGTGGCGGAATCGGTATCGTAGGCGTACTGACCATTGTCTTTGTGGTCCTGAAGCTGGTCGGAGTAATCGCGTGGTCGTGGTGGTGGGTTCTCTCGCCCCTGTGGATCGCGGTTGGGCTGTGGGTAGTAGTAGCCCTCATCTTCGGTGTGATAATGTGGATCGCCAACCGATAGTTTGACAGAAATACCGCCTCTCGGGGCGGTATTTCTTTACCCTTGTAGCTCAGCGGAAGAGCATTGGTTTCCTAAACCATGTGCACCGGTTCGAACCCGGTCAGGGGTACGATTAACAAACGACGAAAGGACATACACTATGGAAAACACAATTGTATACATCGATGTTGACGGCGTGATCAACTCATTCAACGAGTCACGTACGCTCACCGGCTGGGAAGGCGAGTGGAAACTTGCCAAGGTAACCAAGTACCACATCCACTGGTACACTGATCTTGTTGAGTCGATCAATAAGCTCGCGGCAATGGAGAACGTAACCGTCAAGTGGCTCACCACATGGCAGGACAAGGCCACAACGGAACTCTGCGAGCCTCTGGGCATCGAGGGTAGGTACTGGGACGTTCTGTACAACGAACCGCACGAAGGTCTCTTTGACCGACATTCAGGTTGGTGGAAGCTCAATGCCATCATCAAGGACGTAGCGATCCATACACCGGATAAAATCGTCTGGATTGACGACGATTTCAAGTACGAGCGAAACGCCATCGAGTGGGCTACCCATGTCGGCAACGTCCTCCCAATCTCACCGACTATGGACTTCGGGATGACAAAGGAAGATTTTGAGGGTATCATTGCTTACATTGAAGACGTGTGAGCATTGCCGAGAGGAATTCCAACCTGTAAAGTCAGTACGTAAGTTTTGCTCTAGGATTTGCTCTGATGCCTCCAGAGTCAAACCTAAGAAGCAGTGCCAGCAATGCAGCAAGGAATTGTCCAACAGGTCCAGCACCTATTGCAATAGCATGTGCCAACATAAATACCAGTACGACGATTACATTGCTAAATGGCTTTCCGGTATCGAGATTGGTGGGCATAAGTATGGTGTAACATCTCAGGTCAGGAGATGGGTCCGTGAGCTTTATGGACTCTTCTGCTGGGAGTGTGGATGGAGTAGGCCTCACCCCGATACGGGTGAGCCTCCTCTCCAGATAGATCATATTGACGGAGACGCAGGTAACAATCGACCTGAGAACCTACGGCTCCTCTGCGGTGGATGCCACAGCCTGACACCGACATACGGGAACCGAGGCGGAAGAACATCCGCCAGAACCTACCGATATGGCAAGTCGAAAAATTAATGGTATAATAGGAACATACCATGCTTCCTTAGCACAGTGGTAGTGCGCCAACTTGGTAAGTTGGAGGTCATGAGTTCGATTCTCATAGGAAGCTCCATGCGGGTATGGATGAATGGCAAAGTCGTCTGACTGCAAATCAGAAGAGTCCCGGTTCGACTCCGGGTTCCCGCTCCACTTAAATTACGAAAGAAGAAAGGACCACAATGAGTATCGCTACATATCAGGTAAGGGTAATCAACGCTTCCTACGAGGATCTAGCGCCGACCACCCTTGACCGTGCTATCGCGCTCGTTGAGGTTCAGAAGCGTGCTGAGATCATTGAAGTTGATGAGTCCCGGTTACTCCGAACATTCAGTGGCGAGCCATACTTTTTGCCGAAGGTTATTCGAATGTTGAGTATGCTCAAGGTTCCGTTCCACTACGGTGACGAGTACTTCTCCAAGCACGGAGTATTACGTCGAGACAATAACACCTGTGGGTACTGTGGAAAGACCGCAGCCAAGGATAGAGTTGTCCTCACTCACGACCACATCATCCCCAAAAGTCGTGGCGGCGGCGATACTTGGGAGAACGCCATCACGGCCTGTGTAAAGTGCAACGGTAAGAAGGCAAACCGAACACCTGAAGAGGCCAGAATGCCCCTCCTGTTCCAGCCTACAGTCCCTCAGAGGATATACCTCAAGAGTGACAAGCCACGCCGTAAGCGCAAGAAAGATCGATAAACTGGTAGCCCTCACTTCGGTGGGGGCTACTTTCGTATAACCATGAATAAGGGATACACTATCCTTATTTGACACCCTAAGTCTGAATAAGGTATGCTCAATCCATGGAACAGTACATCATCGTAAAAGTAAGAGACGCCAAAGCTAGCTTCCCTGAGAAGGCCGTCGCAGCTAATGGACAACTCATCTGGCCGCACAGCAACGTGGCAAAGATCCGTAGAGCCATCCACGCAACGGCAGTTGAGCAGTTCATCTCTATTTCTGAGGTATTGACGCACACTCCGTGGCTGACTCAGGAGGAGACCGAGGCAGTTGAAAGAATCTTCAACGATGCCATGAACCGTGCAAAGCGGGCAACGCCGCCCAAATAAAGAAGGCCCCGTTCCGAAGAACGGGGCCTTACTTGTTAGGCTACTTGGTGGTATAGCTGTCAAGCCAAGCTTGAGCAGGTACACGTAGATAGGCCGGAACTGTGCCCTTCTTAGCCAGTGCACGTGTCAGAGCCTTGGCAAGGTCCGCGTCCGTCGAAGCAGGAACCGGGACAGGTGCAGGAACGGGGGTCGGGACCGGTGCAGGTGTTGGAACCGGTGCAGGAGTCGGGGCCGGAAGCGGCAGGTCTCGCCCTGTGAGATCCTTGTAGGCAAGCGCAAGAGCAGAGAGGTTGACTCCTGCAAGGAACGTCTGGTCCTGAAGCATCTCGGGCCAGATGACAACCCATGCTTCGTCATCCTGTGAGTTGATGAAGTTACGAGTTGTCGGCATTTCTTCAGCCCACGTGATGACGCTTACACGGTCAGATGCCGTTCCGGCAGGGTCAGTGTATTTCCCGGCCAGAACAGCGTGTCCGCCCCATTGACCAGACCCTGCCACGTGGTTCCAAGTTGTCTGAGACTGTTGAGCCACATCCAGAGTCAGACCGAGAAGGACACCACCGAAGATAGCGATAGCCTTGTCAAGAGTGTCCATGTCATCCGGAGAGATCTTTGCGAAGGCTACTGGCTTGACTCCTCCAATGCCATCAGCCGTCAGAGCTTCAAGCATGGTCTGCATGTCCACGCCGTTGTCTTCCTGCTTAGGATCAGACCCAGAAAGACTTGGGTTGAAGTTAGGGTTTCCTGATCTCTTGTAAAGGTCGAAAACGTCCTGTAGAGTAGGAGCATGCTCAGCGCCTAGGAGAGCCGACGTAATCAGTCTTCGGTGATTCGCTACGGAAGTTGGTCCGCAGGTTCCGAACTTGTCGTTGGCTCCGAGTTCCCAGCCACTGGCTTGGGAGAAGTGGTCAGCAGCAACGGGAATCGCCGGGAGACCCGAACCAGTGTTGAGGATATCCTTGAGCATAAGGGCTGGCTTGAGACTTGGGGCTTGCTTACCAAGTTTGAGGTCTGAAAAATCTACTGACATGGGATTCTTTCTTTGGAGGGAGTTACCATTCAATTATAGCGTATTTAACCTGAGAGTTAGCAGAAAAGACCCTCACTAGGAAGGTCTTTCTGCTATAGGCTATAGTACTGTGAAGCTTTGAAGATCGAATCCGATCTCGCTGTCAACCACGAAGGCCATCAATCCGGGATCGGAGTCCGAACCGCTCTTGTTGGCCCACCAGTCTGAACCGTTGTCCAGTGTCGGTGTGGCAATCCAGTACTTCTGCTTGCCGGTCTTGCGGCTACGTCCTGAGGGCTTTAGCCCCAGAGTGTGATAGTGCGCGGTGATCAGGATGTCAGCCTCAGCAATGGGGGAGTTTCCGTGAACCTGCTTGGCCCACCAGTTCTCCATCTGTGCGAGCGAGGAGTCCTCGCCGTGCACAAGGCCGATGTCGAGGCCCTGAACGGGGATATTAAGGCCTTTCTCCCAGTCGCCGGGGTAGAGGAAGTCCACGTGCCCGTAAGCCTCTGGAGCGAGCTTGTACGCCTTCTGGATCTGCTTCAGGAGGAACAGGCCCCAGTCATCTGACGGACGGCCAAGAATGTCCTTACCCTTGCGCCATGCTGAGTGGTTGGATGGGACACCGCCAACAGTTACCTTGTCATGCGTTGAGGCAAGAAGAGAAATGAATTCCTGCTCCAGCGTACCGGCAAGGTCAAGCTGCTGCATGATGCTAAGATCGTTGGTGAATCCCTGCTGAGCTACGTTCTCAAAGCTCTCAACAACGTCTCCACCGTCGAGGAAGACGGCCTCTGAACAGTTCTGCTCACCGATGTACTTGGCAAGCTTCTCTTTCTTCTCCAGAACACGCTCAATCAGGTCTTGGGAGTCTCCACGGGAGCCAACCTTACCTGCCTGAAGGTCCGAGAACGGAACGATGAGGGTACGATTTGACTTTTTCTCAGGTACTGTTGTAGTCTTGGGGAAAGAAAGACGGTAGTCTACAGCTTGTTTGACCTCACTAAAGAGGGTCGGAAGATCAACGGTCTCGCCGGATCGCTTCTTCTGGATCTCAAACTTGTAGGATGTCAGCCAGTCTCCAGACATGGACTGCCATTTGGAGATGCGAGCGTTGCCAACGACTTCGAATTCTTCGGGATCGATATCGAACTCAAGCAGAAGGCTGGAGAAGTCGGAGATCTTTCCGTCTGTCTGTGGAGTGGAGGTCACCTTACCGGTGTCTCCCTCAAGTTCAAGGCTAGCTTCCCAGCCTTTGGGTGGTGTTGCAGGCGGCTTGACGACGCCGAGAAGTGGTGCTACAGTTTCTGTAGAAGGTACAAGGGCGTGCTTGCGGATGTGGTTGGAGATGGCATCAGGAGAGATCGGGAAGACAGGGGTAACGGTGGTTGAGATGAACTCGTACGAGTCTCCCGCGTTGAACATGTCGAGGATCTGCTGCTGAATGGCCGGATCTGCGTTGCACGTGCGGCACTGCTGTGAATATCCTGTGGGGTTAGTTGTCATAGGTACCATTTTACCATGCCTTGCCGTTTTGCCATAATCGGTGTACTGTGGTAAACTGTAGGAATGACAAATACCACACCCGAACGCGTACAGATTCTAACCGAAGCCTCCGGACTGATCACCGGTCAGAGGCAGGAAGACTACGGAACACCGGAAGTAAACTTCCAGCGCATGGCTGACTACGCCAACATCCACTTCGCCTACAACCTTGCGAACAACATCCCGATCTCTCCGCGACAGACCGCCGAGTACATGATCCTCCTTAAGATGGCACGAACCATTAACAGCCCGACCCGCGACTCCTACGTGGACATCAGTGGCTACGCTGGCATTGCCGGTGAGCTTGCCAAGAGCGAAGCAGAGCGCAACGACATCAATAGGCCTAAGAGTGCCCGTCACATTGGTGACGAAGCAGTAGTGCCCCACCCAGCCGTATTGGTAGCGCTCAGCAGCCCCACCAACACCGGAAAGATCGGCTAATGCTGGGAGACTACCAGAACTATGAAGTAACTGTCAAGTTCATCTTTGAAGCTGAGGTCTTCCCTGAAGACCCGGATGATGTCTTTGAACTGGCCCAACTGGAAGAGAAGAGCGTAGCTGAGCAGCTATCTATCGCCTTCCCCGAACTGGAAATTCTGGATCTCACTGTGAGTCCAGTTATTGGAGAGTAATGAAGATAGTTGGACTAGCTGCTGACAGTGGTGGTTGTGGTTTTTACCGCATGCGTGCCCCAGCTAAGGAAGCTGCCCTCCTTGGTGTGGACATTATCATTGAAGAAGGAATCGATGTAGATGCAACTAAGGACACAAAAACAGGTATTGTCGAGGTAAATGAAATCCACACGGACGCTGATCTCATCATTGTTCAGCGTCCGTTGGATAACGCTATGACAGCCATCATCAAGCAGGCAAAACGTCAGGGGATCGCCACAATTGTGGAGATCGATGACGACTTCTCTAGTGTACATAAGGATAATGTTGCACATGGAGCCATGGTTGGAGAAGCCTCAGGCCATCAGTGGGTCACACAAGCTGCCAATATTGCTGACCATGTAATAACATCAACCCCTCAGCTTGGAAAGTACGCACGGCACGGAAGGTACTCGGTACTTCGCAACTGCGTGCCGGATTCTATCTTCGACACACCTGTTTACCCTACTGACAGTGCTATATGGCCCAGAGTTGGCTGGACGGGTACTGTCCAGACACACCCTAATGATCTTCAGGAGACCAAGGGACGGCTCAGGAACCTACTGCTAAGCAACAAGCTCCCGTTCAACGTCGTTGGTGATGGGAAGTACGTTTCCCGGAACCTTGGATTGTCCTCTGAGACGACCCTGTACGCTACCGGGTGGATTGATCTTGAGGCTTATTACGCACATGTGGTGAGTTTTATTGATATTGGTATAGTCCCTCTGGAGATTTCGTCGTTCAATCAGGCCAAGTCGTCTTTGAAGGGTCTGGAGTACGCCGCCCTTGGTATCCCGTTTGTTGCTTCTCCGACCCGTGAGTACGAGCTTCTGGAGATCAACGGTATAGGTAAGACAGCAAAGTCTCCCGGAGAATGGGCTAAGCATACCCAACGGATGATCGACCGGCCAGCAGAGACCGAGCGAATCGCCAATGAGGCACGTGATAGAATTAAAGCAGAGCACGTATACAGCGTGGCCGCTCCCAAATGGATCGAAGCTTGGGAGAAAGCTATAGACTATCGAAAGACCCACCCTCATGAATAAACAGCAACTGCTCGAAGAGATCAACAAGCTCCCTGATGATGTAGACATCCTTTCGACTAAGGACGACGAAGGTAACGGGTACCGTTGGATTAACGGAATCTCCCTTGAGTACATCGACAAATCCGAAGACACAGGCTGGGAAACCGAGTCGGTTATGTCTGAAGAGGATGTCAAGGAGGATTATACGGATGCGGAAGCTGAGTTGTATCTCAAGAGAGTTGCTGTGATCTGGTAGGCACGCTTGACAGTATGGAGAGTCCTCCTGTAGTGTATTGGTTATAGAACAAACCGACGCACTACAGGGGGACTTTTCCGTTTCACTGCCGGGCATCGGAACCCAAATAATCATAGTGTTGACAAGCTGAGTCCCATACAGTAGAGTAAAGACATCAGCAAGACATCAACCACTCAAAGAAAAGGATTAAGAAAATGGCACACGAACTCGAATTTAATGCAGACGGAACCGCCAACATGTTCTCCGGTGAAGGCCTTACCCCGTGGCACGGCCTCGGAACCGTCATCGACGGACTGGCAACCGCAGAGGAAGCCCTGAAGCTCGCCGGTCTCGACTGGGAAGTTGAGAAGGTCCAAGCGACCAAGACGTGGGACGGCAAGACGGTCAACATTCCGGGCCGATTCTCCAACACCCGCGTTACGGACGGCAAGGATCTGGGCATCGTCTCGGATGACTACAAGGTCTTCCAGAACCGCGAGTCCTTCCACTTCCTGAACAACCTCACGGACACCGGCTCCGGAGACGCTGTGTACTCCACTGCTGGCTCGCTGTTCGGCGGATCACGGACCTTCCTTACCCTGAAGATCGGTGAAACGTTCAAGGTTGCGGGGGACGACGCCCACGACCTGTACCTGATGGCTACCAACAGCCATGACGGTACTCAGGCATTCACCGTATCGGTCACCCCTATCCGCGCCGTCTGCAACAACACGGTCACTCTCGGCCTCAAGGAAGCCAAGACCAAGTGGACCATCCGCCACAAGATGGACCTGTCGGGTCAAGCCCAGAACGCCCGTGACATCCTCAAGATGAGCTTCGCCTACGAAGACTCCTTCCAGAAGATGGTCGAAGAGTTGATGGACATCGAGGTTCGCAAGGACCAGTTCCACAAGATCGGGGACAAGATCATCCCGGCCTCTCCTCGCCAGCACGACCTCACGGTTGAGGAGATCGTGGAGATCTGGGAGAACGAACCAACGGTCTCCATGGGCGACCGCGACTACAACGCGTGGGAAGCATTCAACGCTCTGACCTTCTGGACCGACCACAAGGAATACCGCACCCCGGAGTCCAAGTTCAACTCGGTCATCGGCACCGGCACCGGTCAGGGTCTCGCTGAAGGTCTTCGCCCGAAGATGCAGAAGGCGCTCCTCGCACTGGCGTAAGTTGCAAAAAGCATCATAAACTGGTAGGATGGTTCTAGAAATAGAACCATCCTACTCTTATTTAAGGACCAAACTTTGCCTTGGAGCGCCGACGAAAACCGTGACTTCCTGCTTGCCCAAATCGGACCCGACGACCGAGTTCTTGATGTGGGGGCTGGTGCAGGTATCTGGGCCGACC